GGGCGACACTAGGCAACCGGGCGACACTAGGCGACGACGTGACACTAGGCAACGACGTGACACTAGGCAACTGGGCGACACTAGGCAACCGGGCGACACTAGGCAACCGGGCGACACTAGGCAACGACGTGACACTAGGCGACGACGTGACACTAGGCAACGACGTGACACTAGGCGACGACGTGACACTAGGCAACGAATGTTTTGCAGCTGGATTGGTTTGGCACTTCGCGTACCGCCCGTCAGGTCTAATCGCCCGTCGCATCCAGGCCCACAGAGCGTCGTTTGCGGAACGCATAAGACGCTACTCGCCCAAGCTGGGGAACGTGATAGCGGATGAGCAAAACTGCACATCTCAAATTGACGCAGCCATAAAGTCACTCTCAAAAGACGAGCTTAAAGCCATTAAAAACGGTGATTGGCTGGACTATGAAATGTGGATAATCGAGAGCTGGCTTAATCCACCGAAACCGCCAAGAAAGAAGGGGTAATGAAAAAGATCGACGAGATGCGACAACAAGTGCCGCAAACGCTGGACGCAATCGACATAGACGAGAACACGAAGTTGCAGCCTACGATCAACGGGGTTTCTTTGCAGTCCGGCGACAGTGTGAGTATGCGTATGAGCGACGAGGCGGGCATGGCCTTGAGAGATGTGCTCACATTCCTTTACGGGTCGTCGGAATCAAAAGAGTGCGCTTGTTCGGCAAATCAGGATGAGATAGAGGAGGCATCTTCCAATGAATGACAGACACCGTTTTAAGGTTTGGGATAAACATAAGGGACTGTGGCTAGATGAGGGCAAAGTTGCCTTCGACAATCTGGACAATTTTTACATCTTTGATGATGCCTGTGAGGACACCAATAGGAAAGACGAAGATGGAAACTACTACTGGGAAATACTGCTGCTTAAGAATTCCGACCGTTACATCAAAGCAGATTGCACCGGACTCAAAGACAAGAGCGGCAAGCTGATCTATGGGGGAGATATTCTGCAAATCAATTGGGATGCTGAAAGCGAACTCGCATTGGTTATGTATGTAGGCGCTGGATTTGATTTTGTTAAGATTGGCGCAGATGAACACGTTTGGGTGTCCTGGCGAGAACTGCCCGCAGCAATTGAAATCATCGGCAACATCTATGAAAATCCTGAATTGTTAGAGGAGGTTGAAAGCAAATGAAAAGATACGAGAAGTGGTTCATCGTAGCCATGCTAATCCTTGCGTGGCTTTTCGGCTGGCTCATTGTAGTGAACGGCAAGACGAATATGGAAAACGAGAGCTATAAAACCCTTAATCTCCGCTGTCTTGCAAGAGAGGTCAACCACTACCGGACGTTCGTTAAGAAACAGAATAAGGCACATGAAGCCGAACTCAAAGCCAAAGACGATGAGATCGCCAAAAGGGACGCCGTGATCGAGGACAACAACAAAACAGCCAAACAAATCTATGAGAAGTTGGTCCAGTTAGGGATACTACAGATCACATTTAAGAGGGCAAATAGTAATCCGGTAAGGACAGATCAAGGGGAAGTGATATCTGGTCCGCAAGAAAGCACTGGTGACGTCAATCCCTACTACGGGGGCCCGCGCTTCGTATCTCACGAGTTCGTTTATGACCTGGCTGTTAAATATTCCTATTGCGGGTGGGATCCGAACGTTATGGTCCGCATTGTCTTTGAACAGGAGACGCATTCCGGTGACACGATGGCCGATAACGGTTCGGGCTGTTGGGGTCTGCTTCAATGCAACTCGGATTATCTGACGCGCGAGGAACTGTGGAACCCGGACAAGAACTTCGAGATCGGCGCACAGAAGTACGTCGGCGCGGGACATAGCTACAGTCCGTGGAATTGGTAGAGATGACAAAAATTGTCGACATTGAATGTGCAGCTGCACAGTGGTGTGCAGGTTGTGATTATGAGCCGAGCTGTGCCTATGGCAGAACTGAGCCGCCCTCATGTATTGGCAGGTGCACTACTACAGAGGAATTGTATGATTTTTGCCTGAACTCTGGTTGTTCATGTGAGGAGGATGATCAGACTGAACGTAATAATCGACGAGAATTACGAGGGACTTAAAGATGATGGCTGGTGTTTCCGACTTTCGGGCGACCTGATCGTCGAGGGATCGCTCGAAATCAAGCTCGGAAAGTGGCTCGTCGTCGAAAAATCCATCAAGGCAGGCACGGTATCGAGGCAGGCTTGTTCATTATGTGCAAACTCGCCTTAAAGATCGGCTATCGGATTTTCGCTGGCACAGCTACATGGAGGAAAGACGTAACAGACGAGGAAAAGACGATCACCTGCAAGAGACTGGAATCCGGTAAGGTTGAGTACGGCATCCTCAAAGAGACGGGAGATAATAAATGAACACAATACCGTGGGACAAGTTAGAAAAAGCACTAGAAAAAGCAGGGGCAGCGGCTAAGTACGCCTGGGGGCTGGGAATCAGACAGGCATATATCGATGGCGTATTTTCCTTACTCCTTTTCGTCATGCTGATGAGCGCGGTCATCGGATTGGTCAAGTGGTCAAGACGGATAGCAAAAAAAGAACATGGCACCTATAGCGATTGGGAGATGGGGTATGCATTCATTATCCTGGGAGCATCGATTGCGCTCTTTTTATCCTTACTCTTCCTGTACTACGGTATGGTCAACCTTCTGAACCCAGAATGGCAGATCATACAGACATTGGTAGGTGTTGTTAAATGAACATCAACGTAGAAGAAGGCACAATTCAGGCAAAGAGCTATCACAGCAACTACATTAAGGAAGCGGCCGGAGTCACGCCTCACACAGTCCGGATCGTGGACGAGGAAGAGAAACAAGCACTTTCGTCACTGCAGCCGAAAATACTCGATGAGGCGGTCACAGTCGAGATCACTGATGCGGACGATACGACACAGACATTCCGCCGGCGGGTGACGGACATCACTTTCGAGGGTCCCGCCTTTGGAAGATGGTGGGCGAAGATCACATGGACGCACATTGATTTAAACAAGATTGACCGTGAAAACATATAGTCTCATAACGATCTATCGTCTATCAAAGACCGATGGCTATAAGGTCTCGATAAGGATCTCTGGATTCCGCCATACGGCGATGACGAACTCGTATGCGAATTTCAAAGACGCGAGGCACTTAGCTTTGACGATCGCCGCGATCATCGGTGTCGAAAGAGTAGGACGAATAAGGTATCGCGGATCCAGCGGTGAAAGAAAGGGTGTACGAAAGAACCGCCAGAAGGACATGGATACGAGTTTGCTTGAGATGAAACAAGACAGACAAGCGGAAGGGACGCTGCTGTGATCAAGTGCGGGAAGACGGAAGCATGCAAAGACTGTCCACACTTTTTCGTACTCCGTTGCTCTAATCCGGCGAATAGGTGTGAGTGGTTGGAGCGTTGCGACTGTCATGCTTGCAAACACAGGGACGAAAAGAAGAAAGGAAAAGGGTAAATGGCCGATAAGGACACCTTGAGTCCGGAAGAACAACCTATACGACTCGCATCAGACCGCGTATGTGCAAAGCCGAAGTGCGGCTGTCCGGTTGTCATTAAGGGCGATTTCTGTGGGGTACATAAAAACGAGATCAAGCAAGAGATAGCCTCTCTCATAGATCGGTGCGATGATTGCACACTCCGTGTTCGTGCTTTCGATACCCTCCGCGACTGGCCTGACTTTACGAGTGCCGGCGTTCTCTCTCTTGCCATAAGGATTTGTAAGATGATCGGATTCGACCCGGAGAAGGTCTTCGGCACACTTCTACCGTTATGGGTCACAGGAATGGAAGAAAAGTCTAAGCCGGAAAAATCCGTTCTTGAGACGAAGATCTGCCCTTATTGCGAAGAGGAGTTCAAATCCAACAGGAGGGGACGGCATCCGAAAGTCGTATGCGGAAAGCCGGAATGTAAAAAGTTGGCGGGACGGGACAGGGGTCGGAAAAAACTCGGACTTCACGTCTTCACAGCGAGCCGCCTGAAGTTTAAGAGCACTGACGGCAAGCTCTATGACGTCCAGGGCGTGATTGATTTAAGGTTTAAACTCAAAGAAGGCAAAATTGTTAAGAAGGGGGATAGATGATTAAAGTGGATAAGAAGAAAAACGTGGCGGAACCTAATAGTTTCAACTTAGCAGTTCGGGCATTCAATCTCTACGCACTAGCATTAGATGTCGAGGAACGGCGTGATGAGCTGAGTAATCAAATCTTCTATCCACATGAAGCTAGAAAACACAATGAACCCTCTGCTTCTGATGATCCTAAGGGCAAACGTGGCAAGGGAAGTTCTCAACTAGAGGTAAAACAAGAACATCTATTGCCTCGTGCCTCGGAGTTTGATTATCGTATGAGGAAAATAGCAGTTGATATGCACAAGCTAGAGCAGGATATAAAAATTTGCATAGAAGCTGACGACGAACGTAAAATGAAAAAGGATGAAGATTAGACCGAAAATCCCGATTTTATAATTCATTAAAAGGGCAGCTCAGAAAACACAGTTATGAGTATCAAAAAGGTATCTGACCAGCAGTAATAAAAAGTTTGTTGACAATAGATAGGATATAGTTTTACACTAGTCTTGATATAGTATCTTCATATGGACGTTCTTAAGGCACTCGAACCCCGGGTGTCTTTTTCGTTTACCCAAATATCATGCCTAAAATAATCGACTCACTTCACGCTAACAATTTAGCCCGACTTATAGAGGGCGGTATCCTATCCAAGAAAACAATCGAAATATTTGCGTATAAACCTGTTTGTATCGAGAGCACGGACGAGTTGGCAAGGATAATGAAGCAACCGCCGTCAAGTTTATATCGCAAACACAATGGGGCTAAAAGACTTTATAATCCACGATGAACTGATCATGTATAAACCGACAATCTATAGCCAAAAACGCAATTGTGAGATCTGCGGCGGGATCACTTCTAATCAACCTCATCACATTTTTACGGTCGGAGCCAACAAAGATGACGCGTACACAGCAGAAAATGAGATATGGCTCTGTGGACCGCATCACGTAGAGGCTCAATCCATAGGGGTTAAGACCTGGGCGAGGAAGTATCACTTGGAAGCTCGTGTAAGAGTCGCAAGGATAACGGTTAAGGGGTTTTAGTTACAAACTTGGTCGCATAGTAGGAGGTTAAATAATGGCAATTATAGCAAGTGATATCGAAGTCAGACTTTCAGGCGGGGCATCTAACACGAGCCCAGCAGCAGCACTGGGTGGTGCCATGAGTACCGTCGCTGGCGGAGTCATAACCACAAACGTCTTGAACAATCTGTTTGATGATGTATCTGGTGACGAGAGCGCAGCCGGAGACATCGAATACAGGGGTATCTATGTCAAGAACAATCACGGTAGTCTCACGTGGCAAACGGTCAAAGCATGGCTGTCATCGCTCACGACTTCAACAGACGACGAACTGGCAATCGCACTGGCAGACGAGGGACTAAACGCAGCGATGGAAACGATTGCAGATGAGAGTACGGCTCCGACTGGCCCAAGTTTCTCAAGTCCTGTAAGTAAGGCCACGGGTTTAAGTCTCGGTAACATACCGTTCGGTCAGTACTACGGGATATGGGTCAGACGGACAGTCACAGCAGCAGCAGCAGCGATAGACGCAAACTCTGGAGAATTAAGCTGTGAAGGTGATACGAGTGAGTAGGGAGGTTAAATAAATGGCAGATGTGATATATAACAGTTTCAAGAAAAATATAATGAATGGTACAATCGACCTCGACACGGATACCATTCAGGTTGGCTTGGTGACGAGTTCCTATACTCCAAACCAAGATACTCACGAGTTCTGGTCTGACGTGACCAACGAAGTATCGGGAGCTGGTTATACAGCCGTTGGCGCAAGCGGTAAGGCCCTGGCCAACAAGGCGGTCACAGCGGACACCACGGACAATGAAGGCGTGTTTGACGCCGATGATGTTGTGTGGACTTCTTCTACCATTACAGCCAGGGCTGCGGTTTTGGTCAAGTGGACAGGCAACGCGGCAACATCACCGATTATCGCTTATATCGACTTCGCCGCAAACAAGACATCGGATAATGGTACGTTTACTATCACATGGAACTCGGAAGGCATAGTCAACCTGAACTAGTCACTGCTTAAACTCAAAGGAAGGTGGTGACTAAATGTCAACTGTAATCCTAAGACCAAGCGGCGCAGGTGGTCTAACAGAACTAACACCCGTTGGTGAAGCCAGTAATTATCTCTGTGTAGATGAGGCAACGTCTGATGGAGATACTACCCGTGTTTCTCAGCCGTCATTTAACTATTTAGACCCAAAGAGGGACTTGTACGCCACCACTCATTCTATTCCCGCCGACGTAACAATTAACTCTGTCACTGTTTACGCCAAAGCAAGAAATAATGAGGTTGACCCTGGCGAGTTCGCTCTTGGGGTTGACGACGCTTCCGGTGCTGCGAGATGGTCTGCCGACAAAGCAACCACAACCAGCTACGCTGATTACAGTCAGGTCTGGACAACACGAGCTGCCGGTGGTGCGTGGCAACACGCTGATATGGATAGTCTCGAAATCGGTGTTAGGACTAATGGCGACGACGGTAGTGGTTTTTACAACTACATAACCCAGGTCTGGTGTGTCGTTGATTATACTCCACCTGTCGGAATAGATGTGAACATCAATGCGACGGTCTTGTCGACTACGTTCAGCATGCCGACGAGTTTAGTCAGCATCGACAAGACAGTATCAGTTTCTGTTCTGGCAGCGACGTTTAGTATACCCGTCGCAATCGCCAAGGGTAACGTAGGGCTTGCAAACTACAACTACAGCAAGGATATAGGGTTTGACACGAGCGCTGTTACCGGCATAGACATAGCTACCAATCAAGCGAACGTTCCAGTTTGTGTTCATATAGACTCATCTTCTTGGCCGATAGCAACAGAGAGGGATGCGTTTTTCTGTTCAGCTAATGCGAATGGTAAGCGTGTCCAGTTTTATGATGCAGATGGTACGACTAACTTGCCTTATGAGGTTGAGAAGTATAACGAGGACACCCAGGAAGCTATCTATTGGGTTATGGTTACACAGATTGACGGGAACTCATCGACCGACAAAATGGTAGTCGGTTACGGGAATGATCCCTTAGGAGTAAACCAAGATAATCCGACAGATGTTTGGGATTCAGGTCACAAGGGGGTCATCCATTCTCCGTCTTATCCCTGGAAGCGAGAAGGGACTGTTCTTTCAGCATCCCAAGCATGGGAAGGTGGTAATGTTTACGAACCAAGTGTCTTATATGACAGTCCCACCTGGAAGATGTGGTATACGGGCGGATGGGTTAATCGTAACATCGGTTATGCTGAAAGCATTGATGGCAAAATCTGGACTAAGCATGCTAGCAATCCGATAGTAAGTAATGCTTCCAGGTCATTTGTCTTTATAGATAACTCAATCTACTATATGTTTTGCGCTAATGCAGACGATACCGCAATCAATTTATTGACATCAGAGGATGGTATTAGTTGGACACCACACGCAAGCAACCCGATGCTTTCACTTGGTACCGGCGGGGACTGGGATAACAATCATCTTGCCAATATAAGCGTTTATAACGACAACGGTAGTTGGAAGATGTTGTATGAGGCCAGTGGCAATGGTAGCGGTTGGCGCATAGGACTAGCAACAGCAAATAGTCCTTCTGGTACATGGACTAAATATAGTGGGAATCCGGTTATAAGCAAAGAGCCAAGCGCAGTTGGCGGACCCTCATTAACAAAGATCGGAAGTTACTATTATCTATGGCATCACCAAGGCTTGAACAGTGGACTCCCAACAGACTTAAACAGGATGAGGTCAGTCGATTTAATTACATGGGAGAACTACCCTGATTATCGTACATCCATTAGAGAAGGAGCGGACGAAGGAGAACAAACATCTGTAGGACAGATGGCCGATCCCGACATCTTTGAGGTAGCTGGTAGGGCAGTCCTTTATTACGCAGCATCCAGTGATGGTGGCGATGAAAACGCGGGACAGCACATCAAACTGTTAAGTTCTCAAATACCGATTTCAGAGATACTAAATACGTTTGAAGAAATACCTTATGACTCGACAATAAATGCCTATCATGGAACTCCTGATGGTTCATCACGCACACCTGCAATGGTCAGCGATGGCCGAAGTTTTGACGGTGTGGATGACCACATAGACCTTCCGTCCGGCTTGCAACTCGGTACTGGCCAGTTCACTATTGAATGTTGGATTAAGACCGCAGATACGGGCGTGGCGGGATTTGTTAGTAACATGCACAACTCTGGTGCATATGAAGGCGCGTCTATCTATTTAGATGCTGACAATAAACTAAAATTAAGATGCGCCGGTACCTCTAGTGGTGCAGAGATACAGGGAAACTCTACGATCAATGATAATACCTGGCATTATGTAGTTGGCAGAAGGAGCGCAGCAGGAGCGTTAAAGCTGTTTGTTGATGGTGTTGCTCAATCCTCCAGTGGTACGAATACCGACGACGTAAGCTATGCGAACTACGTAATTGGTACGACTTATCCAGCAGCACCCACGACCAGCCCTCTTAATGGATTAATAGATGAGGTCAGAATATCATCCATTGATCGTTCTGACGACTGGATAAAGCTAGTCTACTATTCGATAAAAAAGACCAACTGGCACGGTGATTCCTGGATAACCTGGGGCGACCAGGTCACCAACGCTACGAACACAACAATATCTCCTGATGTTCTAAGTATGACGGCAAGTTTACCTAGTGCGACTGTTGCTATATCCACTCTAAAAAAAATCATTATTAAATACAACATCGCAGAATTCGCAGGCAATGAGCTAATCCTCAAATACAACATTAGGCAGTTGGCTAGTAAAGATTTAGTTGTTAAGTATAACATCAGGAATTTGGTGGGGAAGGCTGTTAGATTCGTCTATAACATATTCGAGTCACTTCTAGGCAGATCTGTAGAGCCGATTGTAGCTAAAGCTATTCAACCTATAAGGGCAAGAGCAATAGATTCCATTAAAGCTAAGGCAATATCAGTCATTAAGGCAAGGAAGGGATAATGGTAGCCACTCCTATAATTGTCGATGCTGACATAGAGCGAATCACCCCTTGGAAATATCCAGACGAGAAAGAGACATACGAGTTCGACTTCTCAAGTCGCATATCCACAGGCATTACGATCTCGTCAAAGTCTGCGACCATAGTCAAGGTGTCAGACACCTCGGTTGATGTCAGCACGCTGATAACTGCGAGTACCATAAGCGGAACTAGCGTAATGGTTACTGTTGATGGAGGCACGGATAAAGAGGACTACAAGATAACAGTTATCGCTACATTGTCCGACGGGCGCAAACCAGAGCTTGTCGCGGTATTGCCGGTAAGTAAGAAATGGAAAGCGGCGTGACACCTTATCCAGCAAAGAAACCTTGTCGTCATCCTGGTTGCCCAAACCTCACGGACGACGCTTACTGTAAAGAACACATCCAAGATGCCAGGCAATACGATAAGGATCGCGGGACGGCATCGCAGCGTGGGTATAACAGACAATGGCAGCGATATAGGAAATGGTATCTAGGACAACATCCAGTCTGTGTCAGATGTGGACAAGAAGCGACAGTAGTTGATCATATTAAGCCAGTCAACCAAGGCGGGGATTTCTATGATCCGAACAATCATCAAGCTATGTGTGAGTCGTGTCATAACAGGAAGACGGCAACGGAGGATAGAAAACATGAATGACAATGTCGTTGTCATGGTTAAGGCGAGAATTAGACGTATTAATATGGCAAGGCTACGTTTGGTAGTACATTTGATCGCCCTCGTTAATCTGTTATTGCCAGGACAGTCAACCATATCAGGCAAGGTTGACATCGATGCACAAGATCTTATAAAGATAAGGATCAATTAATATCTGGTCATGGTAGGGGGATCAAATCTCTACAAACATGCAGGTCAGAACCGTTGGATAACTTCGCGCACTAAATCGCATAATTGAGTTTTCTTGAAGGAGGCACCAATGAAGGGTGCAAAGCCCAAACCAACCAACCTAAAGATAATCGAGGGAAATCCAGGTAAACGACCATTACCCAAGAATGAGCCTAAGCCGAAGCCCACAACTCCGGGCTGTCCTCGTTTCTTGACGACCGCTGCAAAATGGGAATGGAAGCGTGTCGCGCCGGAACTCGCTCGCTTAGGGTTATTGACTATTGTCGACCGGACAGCATTGGCCGCTTATTGCCAGTCTTGGGCTGACTATAAAGAAGCTATCAAGTGGATGAAGGAGAACGGCAAAACATATTCTGTGAATGCTGGAGGTGGGCGGCAATATAGGTCGTATCCGCAAGTCAAGATAGCTGATGCAGCACTCAAACAAATCCGCGCGTTCTGTACAGAGTTCGGCTTAACGCCTTCTGCTCGAGCGAGAATGCAAACGCTGCAGACAATTGACGACGACGAGATGGAGAATCTTCTAAGCCGCAAGAGGCTATAGTGTGCACTGGTATGAGAAACACCCCGGCTATTCGAAAAAAGAGGCCGACTACGCTGTTGATTTCATTAAGAATCTCAAACACACAAAAGGGCGTTGGGCCGGGATACGATTTAATCTCCTGCCGTGGCAGGAACACGATATTGTCCGGCCGCTGTTCGGGATTTTAAGACCTGACGGGTATAGACAATACAACACGGTCTATGTCGAGGTTTCTAAGAAAAATGGTAAGACGGAATTAGGTAGTGCGATAGCATTGCTCTTATTGTCTGCAGATGGTGAAGTCGGCGCCGAGGTCTATTCTGCGGCCGCAGACAAAGACCAGGCGACTCTTGTATTTAGACCTGCCGCTGCGATGGTCAGGGGCGACAAGGTCTTAAAGAAACACCTTAAGGTCTTGGATTCTTCACGGCGAATCGTCGATTACAAGATGGGTAGCTATTATCAGGTCTTGAGTTCCGACGTGCCGACGAAACACGGTCTTAACGTACATGGCGTCATTATTGATGAACTCCATGCGCAGCCGAACAGAAATCTTTATGACGTACTAACCGAGGGTTCGGGGGACGCTCGCACACAACCGGTATTTCTGTTTCTTACCACGGCGGGATATGACAAACATTCCATATGCTGGGAAGTCCACGAATACGCTATCAAGGTAAGAGACGGCATTATCGAGGATCCTACTTTTCTACCGGTGATCTACGCCGCTGCCGATGAAGAAGAATGGGATACGGTTGATTGGACGGACGAGAAGATTTGGAGACGAGCGAATCCGTCTTTGGGTGAGACGATTGATATTGAGCGGTTGCGGGCGGCTTGCAAGAAGGCGCAAGAAGTCCCGGCTCTTGAAAATAGTTTTAAGCGTCTGCGATTAAACATCTGGACAGCTCAAGAGACCAAATGGCTACCGATGACGGCCTGGGATGCAACCGGCGGGATTGTTGATCCAAGTAAGTTAAAGGGTGAAGAGTGTTACGGCGGGTTAGACCTTGCTTCCTCTATAGACATCGCCGCGTTCGTCTTAAATTTTCCGGGCGAAAACGGTCATATATGGCTGCCGTTCTTTTGGATTCCCGAAGAAAACATTGCCGAACGAGTGAAGAAAGACCGCGTACCTTATGACATGTGGGTAAAGCAAGGTCTCATCAGGACCACGTCGGGAAGAGTTATAGACTATCGCGTTATCCGTGAGGACATCGTGAAGCTTGGAGACATGTATGACATACGAGAAATCGCTTTTGACCGGTGGGGAGCGATTCAGATCACTCAGGATTTAACTGATGAGGGATTTACAATGATTCAGTTCGGTCAGGGAATGGCTTCGATGGCTGCGCCGACCAAAGAATTGTTGGCGGTGGTTCTTCAGGAGCGGTTGATACACGGCGGGAACAAGGTTTTAAGATGGATGGCTTCGAACATGATGGTCAAGGAAGACCCCGCCGGAAACGTCAAGCCGGATAAGGCGAAGTCGAGCGAGAAGATAGACGGTATCGTGGCGGGAATCATGGCTTTGGCTCGCGGGATGCTTCACGTACCGACAGAATCTGTTTATGAATCAGACGGCATGTTCACGCTGGGGGCTTAAATGAAAATAGACTTGAATGACATATTGATCGTGATCGGAAGCGTCCTTGTTGGAACGGGCGTTTTTTTAATATACAGGCCCGCAGCATTCATAGCGATCGGCGTTGTTGTCTTTTATTTCGGGTATAAGGGTGGCAAATAATGGGGATCATTCAGAAGGCGGTTGAAAAACGAGCCAGCTCCCTCTTTGGTTCATCCCTCGCCAACCCCGAACGTTGGTTTGAGGATATGTTCGGGACCAGATCAAAGTCCGGCGTGAATGTCACCGAGATGACGGCTATGCAATCAACCGCAGTTTTCGCCTCGATCCGTGTTTTGACGGAAACTGTCGGATCATTGCCTATACATTTGTATAGACGTCTGGACGTCGGAAAAGAAAGAGCGACGGATCATCGGATTTATAGACTCCTGAATGTTCAGCCCAATCCTGAAATGACACAGACGACATTCAAAGAGACATTGACAGGTCATATCGCCGGATGGGGTAACGGGTATGCCGAAATAGAGTTTGGAAGAGACGGTCACCCTATCGCTCTATGGCCTTTGAGGCCGGACAGGATGATGGTCTTTCGGAAAAACTACATGGGAGATGTGGGTGATAGATATTTAGGCCCGTTGGTTTATCGGTACTTCACGTCATCGGGGACGATGATAGATTTCCCGCCGGACAGGATCCTTCACATACCGGGTTTCGGCTACAACGGTGTCCAGGGATACTCTCCTATTTCTCTAGCGCGTGAAGCGGTGGGGTTGCATCTTGCCGCCGAACAATTCGGGGCCGAGTTCTTCAAGAACGACGCCCGGCCCGGAATCATTCTCGAACACCCGGGTAGGTTGGGAGGCAAGGGGAGAGAGAACCTTCGCAAATCCTGGGAGTCCAAACACATGGGACTCGACAACGCCCAACGGATGGCTATTTTAGAAGAGGGTGTGACGATAAAGGAGGTCGGCATACCTCCACAGGATGCACAGTTCTTAGAGACGAGAAAGTTTCAGACTGAGGACATAGCACGGATATTCAGAGTCCCGCTCCATCTTATTCAAGATTTAGAACATGCAACGTTCTCAAACATTGAGCACCAGTCAATAGATTTCGTGATGCACACGATGAGACCGTATTTTGTTCGTTGGGAAGAAGCATTGTATCTAAAGCTCCTCTCAAGCAAGGATCAGTTGATTTACTTCCCCGAATTTCTTATCGACGCGCTTATGCGAGGAGATATGAAGAGTCGCTATGAGGCGTATCAGATAGGCAGAAACGGTGGCTGGCTGACGGCGAATATGATCCTTGAGATGGAGAACAAGAACCCCTTGCCGGGAGAGGAAGGGAATATCGCCCTTGTTCCTTTGAACATGATGAACGCGGCGGACATCTCTAGTTCACCAACACCGCCAACCTCGAGCAATCGAGCAATCGAGCGTCGCGCGCAGGGGAAGATCAACAGGCAACGCTTGAGAAAAGCGTATCATCCGCTATTTTCAGACACAGCAAGCAGAGTCGTCAAGCGTGAAGTGACCGATCTTAAGGCGGGTGTTAAAAAACATCTCTTGCGCGGGAATGTCAAGGAGTTCAATGACTGGTTAGGGAGTTTTTATAACGACTCGTCTTTTAAAGATTATGTGACGAAAACGGTCAAGCCCGTCATGACAACCTACGGCGGCGAGATTCACGCGGTCGCGTCTCAAAGAATTGGGGTTGACGCAAAACCAGACGAGATGGCTTTGTTTCTAGCGAGTTACTCGGATATGTACGTTTCCCGTCATGTCGGAAAGTCTATGAAGGCTATTCAGCGTTGTCTTGAGAAGAGAAGCAATCGAGCGTCGGTTGACGACATGGCCGCGATAGCAGACGATCTTAATTCTGAATTCGACTCATGGGAAGAGGACAGGGCAGAAGCGATAGCAACCAATGAGACTGTCCGAGAGGACAACGCGGTTTCCAAAGAGACCTGGGCGCTCGGTGGAATCACCGCTTTAGTTTGGTCTGCTAACGCTAACGCTTGTCCTATTTGCCAGGAGATGGACGGGAAAGTCGTCAGTATCAGTGTCAATTTTTTGGATGCCGGAGTTGCTTTAGACGTTCCCGGCATAGATACGCCGTTTGAATCCAGCTCGGACGCCGGACATCCACCGCTACATAACACGTGTCAGTGTTCGGTCGAGCCGCAATAAGGAGGAACTATGGAGGAAAGAAAAGCGATAGCCGTTCATCATACCGATACCACTGATTCGAGTTGGGATGCCGCTGCGATGCAACGTCGGATCCCAAAAGGCGTGACGGCGGCACAACTTAGACTTATGTATGCATGGGTTGATCCTGACGGAAATCCGGACACTAAATCAGCCTATAAATTCCCGCATCATATGGTCGATTCGTCCGGCAAGATCGGAGTGGCAAATATGAAAGCTTGTCAGTCGGGATGCGGTGTTTTGAACGGTGGCATGGGTGGGGCGAACATCCCCGACGAAGACAGGAAGGGAGTTTGGAATCACCTTTCGGCACACCTCAAAGACGCAGGTAAGGAGGCACCAGAATTGAAAACATCAAACAGTTTCAAGGGCAAGATCGAGCGCCGGTTCTTTCCGGCCAATGATATGGAAGTTAGGCAAACGGACGATGGAAAACCAATCATTTCGGGGTATGGTGCGATATTTAATCAGTGGAGCGATGATCTCGGAAGCTTTAGGGAAAAGATTCTCCCAGGCGCTTTTTCAAAGACCATCCGAGAGGCCGATATACGGGCTTTGTGGAATCATAATCCGGACATAGTTTTGGGTAGAAACACATCGGGCACGTTGACCTTAAGGGAAGACGTACACGGTCTCTATTACGAAATAACTCCACCGGACTGGGCGTCAAATTATGTCGAGACCATTAGACGTCGGGACGTCAGTCAAAATTCATTCGGTTTCTGTGCCGTGCAGGATGAGTGGAATTCATCGTCTGATGAAACGAGTTCTTTGACTGAGCGGACACTTATCGAGTGCGAGCTATTTGACATCTCACCCGTCACATACCCTGCTTATCCACAGACCGATGCCAACGTGCGAGCGAGCATGATAGAAGCTGGCATAGACATAGCGGCATTAAATGGATTATTTATTAGGGCTGGTCGTGGTTTAGGATTGACCGACTCAGATATGGATTTACTGAAGACCTCCATCGAGTTCTTGACAAGCTATTTGCCAGGCGAGCCGGAGAGTTCTCCACTCGTGCCCGTTGCAAATTTAAGACGGCGGCTAGAGCTTGTCGAAAAGGGACTTTAAGGGGTATTTTACAAAACAGCAGGTCATGCTCTTGTATAGACGGCTCCTAAGCGAGTTTTAGGGGTTTGGGTAGGTATAAGTACCTGCTGAAGCGAATATGGAAAAACAAGGAGCGTCTTAATCGGCGCTTTTTTGTTACCCAAGATTACTTAAAGGAGGAAGTAATGGAAAGAGCAAATGAAATGAGGCAAGACCGCGCTAAATTGATCAACGACGCCCGCGTCATCCTGGATAAAGCGGATGAGGAAAAGCGCGATCTTAGCGCCGAGGAACAAGGACAGTACGACAAGATGATGGACGATGTCGAGAAGCTGGGTAAGAAGATCGACATTGAAGAACGTCAGAAGAAGCTCGAAGCTGATCTTGAGGGCTCACTCCCCACGCCGGAGCCCAAACCGGCTGGGGGCGCTGAAGGAAACACTCAAGATCCGATGAAAGAGCTTAGGAAGACGGCTTTTCAAAAGTTCATCCGTGGCAATGTCCATGCTATGAGTGACGAAGAAAAGCGCGCTCTGCAAGCGGACTCGGACACCGCCGGTGGGTATACGGTTCAGTATGAGGAGTTTGTCAACCAGCTCCTGAAAAAGCTGGACGACGATTTATTCATTCGTGGGCTGGCGACCAAGTATCGTCTGACCAAGGCCGAGAGTCTTGGAATCCCGACTCTGGAAAACGATCCAGCCGATGCCGACTGGACGCCTGAGATCGCGTCGATAGTGGCCAACGCTGATTCGACCATGAGCTTTGGGAAAAGGGAGTTGAAACCTCACCAGCTATCGAAGCTGATCAAGGTTTCAAACAAACTGATCCGCTCATCGGCAATACCGATCGAGTCAGTCGTGAATGACCGGATGGCTTATAAGTTCGGTGTCACAAACGAAAAGGTGTTTCTTACCGGTCATGGAAGCGAGCAGCCACTTGGTTTGTTCACCGCATCAGCTGACGGTATCTCGACTGGTCGTGACGTTTCGACCGGCAATACTGGGACCTCGATCACGACGGACGGTCTACTGGAAGCGAAGTACACATTGAAGGCGCAGTATCGCAAGAACTGTAAGTGGTTGTTCCACCGTGACGCGGTGAAGCAGATCGCCAAACTGAAAGATGGTGACGGTCAGTATATCTGGCACGGTTCAATCGTCACCGGAACGCCGGACACACTTCTTAACTTCCCGTTCATGGAGAGTGAATACGCGCCGAACACATTCACGACCGGACTGTATGTCGGTCTGCTTGGCGACTACTCTTACTACTGGATCGTGGACGCGCTTGATATGACGATCCAGCGGTTGATGGAACTTTATGCCGAGACCAACCAGGTAGGCTTCATCGGCCGGATGGAAACTGACGGTATGCCGGTCATGGAAGACGCGTTTGTCCGCGTCAAGTTGGGCTAATCACCCTTAAGGAGGATTAACTATGAATTTGAGCAAAGATGTAAAAGTCTCGACGGCCATCACGCCGACTGCCGGCGTTGCCGGTGCGACTGACATCACGGGTACGATCCTGGATATGGCCAACTATGAGGGTGTGCTGATGATCGTAAGGTTCGGCGCGATCACTGGTTCGGCCGTCACTTCGATCAAGGCGCAACAGGATACGGATTCGGCCGGTGGTACGATGGCAGACCTTGAGGGCACGTCTATCACCGTTGCTGACGACGACGACGATCAGATTTTCATAATCGATCTATGCAGACCGCGTGAACGATATGTCCGTCTGTATGTTGATCGAGCTACTCAGAATGCCGTGGTGGCGAATGCCGAATATATCCAGTACGGAGCGAGAAAGAAACCGGTCTCGAATAATGTGGCCAATGCGGTTACTTGTGAGACCAATGTTTCACCGGCGGAGGGCACAGCATAGATCAGTGTCTTAAGTGACTAGGGAGGGGCGGGGTTGCCATGCCTCGCCCTTTCTGCAACCAACTGAGAGGAGTATAAAATGGCAGATACAACATATCAACCAAAATGTTATCGCAAACAGGGTGGCGATGAGTTTGTTGTTGCGAGTGGTGGCAAGATCAACATCGAATCCGGCGGAACGATTGAAGTTGCCGGTGTTGACCTGCTTGATGAGATCGCCGCATTGTCCGGTCTTGATTCCGGCGAGCTCGGAGTCCTAAACGGCGTGACGGCCGGAACCGTGGCGGCCTCCAAAGCAGTCGTCGTCGATGCCAATAAAGACATCGGCACGTTTCGCCACCTGACCATATCTGGCAACTTCGTCACGGGGTCGACGACTCTTTCAGAGGCAGAGCTCGGTGTTTTGGATGCTGTGACTGCGGGCACGATTGCCGCATCGAAGGCGGCTGTTGTCGATTCAAACAAGCGGGTGAACGAGTGGACGGTAAGCGGTGTTCTGCAACTCGGGACCACAGCGACCGCAGCTCTTGCGCTCGGCGGCGGAACGAGCACGACTCCACTTACGTCAGCGTCGACTTCAAAGAACTTCGTCGGTTTTTGGACACAGAGCACCGACGCAACGGGTACGGATATGAGAGGGATGTATTTCCGTCACTATCTCGCGGGTGCGGGTGGCGCTCAGTCAGGCGAGGCAGTAAGAGCGTATTGTACGGTTTCCGCCTCGGCGGCAAACGCTGCCAGGGGTATCCATTCATCCCTCGATTTCGGGACAAGCGGCGACATAGCGGGGCTGGGTGTCGCGGTCGACGCTACTCTTCACGTTCCCAACGGGAACTTAGGCGGAACTACGGCGGCTATCTCGGCTGACATCAACGCCGATGGCGCAAGCTCTAATAACACAGGAACAATGAGCTTCATCCGTACGTCGCTTCAGGGCGATGCAACGGGCGTCTCGAACTTGCAGGATGTCTACCTGCTCAGCGTGGAGGGAACAGGCTCGGCGGCGGCCTACAACTCAGGAGAAATGTACGTCCTGACAAACAGCGGCGCGATCGCCGAGGCGATAAAGATCAAAACTCCTGCGGGAGACCGCTGGATACCGCTTCTGTCTGCGACCGTGGCACCGTAAATCAAAAAAAAAGGGGGGGATGTTGTATGTTGTTCAGTGTCGCAGAACGGTTGATTTTGCAAAGTGTGTTGCCTGTTCAGGGTAACTTTGTGACCATGAAGGTTATGAGCGACTTGCGTATGGCTCTCAGTTTTTCGGAAAAAGAGATAGATGACTACGAAATCACAGACACCGATGGTCGTGTTACCTGGAATCAGGCAAAGGAAAAGCCGAAAGAGATCGAGCTCGGAGCAAAGGCAACCGAGATAGTCAAATCAGCTCTTGAGAAGATGGACAAGGAAGGTAGTCTGACACAGCAACATCTCTCCCTTTACGAGAAGTTCATGGAAGGGAGTGGTTAAATGACTGTTCAGATGATTGCTAGTCAGCATCGTCAGGTAGCAGTCGACATATTGTCACCTGTCGCACAGACCTCAACGAATACAAACACAGTACTAAGCGGCTCGGAAGCCGACGCCGAATGTGGCGTTCTCTCGCTTACACGATTGCCGTTGCGACAAATGATGTTAAATGGACGGTTTACGGCGCGAACGCAAGCGACTATTCGGACGAACAAGTCGTGCAGGCAGAGGCAAGTGTAGTAGCGGGTACTACAGGGACATATATCGTTGCTCAAGCGCCATACGCTTATTATCGCGTGAAGATCGATAGCACGGTCGACGATGCTCACGGCGTTGTGACTCTTCGCGCAATCATGAAAGGATGATGAAGGGTGAAAATAAAAATGCAAAACTTATCAGCCGGACCGGACGGCGTTATGGAGTCCGGTAAGGTTTACGATGTCAATGGAGCCACAGCCCGAAGATTGATTGATGGAGGCTACGCAACAGCGGTTGCTACGGTCAAAGCGCCGGAGACTGTTGAGCCGGAAGTAGTTGAAGAGTCAGCCAAAGTCGAACCGGAAGAGGAAGTGATCAAGGAAGCGGTTGAGGAAGTTGCTGCGAAAGATGAAGCAGAAATCGAGACCGCCACGGTCAAAGTGCCGGAAAAAGCGGTCGGGAGAAGGCAGCGAAGGGCGAAGAAATGAAACAGATCAAGATGCTAACTATCGGGCCGAACAAAAACTATCAGGTTGGTCAGGTATTAGAGGTCGATAACAAACGGGCCAAAAAGCTCATCCAGATGAAACAGGCAGTGTTAGTTAAGTGAGATACAAGGTCACGACTGAGCCAGCATCAGAGCCGGTGACACTTGCTGAAGCTTGTTCACATCTACGGATAAACACGGGCGACGATGATACCTACATTAATCGCTTGATAAAATCGGCACGTCAGTATGTTGAAGATACAATACTCGGTCGCTCTCTCATCACGCAAACCAGAGACGCATACCTTGACGAATTTCCTACTGACCGTTTTATCGAGTTGCCAGGCCCCATTTTGCAATCGGTCACATCTGTTAAATACACGGACTCGGACGGGGTTGAGGCAACAATGTCGGCAGCCGACTACCTTGTCGATACTGTGTCCGAACCTGGACGTATTGTCTTGAAGACTGACGAGATATGGCCTTCTTTCACACCGGAAGTGGCAAATGCCGTCACTATCCGTTACGTCTGTGGCTATGGAGACACCGAAGTGGATGTCCCCGAACCTATAAGACAGGCAATACTCATCCTCATCGGGCATCAATATGAGTCACGCGAGCTGTTCATAGTGGGGAACATAATTCAAAAAGTTTCGTTCAGCACCGATGCGCTTCTTGCCGACTTTCGCATCAACGGGTTTGGTAGTTAAAAATGCGAGCCGGTCAGTTAAGACATAAAATTACCATCCAGAACACTACTGTCACACAGGATTCTTATGGGTCAAAAGTTGATACCTGGGCAATATTCGCTACAGTCTGGGCTTCGGTCGAACCGGTAAGTGGGCGGGAGTATTTCGAGTCCGCGAAGCTGAACGCTGAGATAACGCACCGCGTACGGATCCGATATACGGCTGGTGTCACACCAGATATGAAGATCCTCTATGGCGATCGGACTTTCAACATCAAGAGTGTCATCAATCGTGAAGAACGGAACCGTGATATGGAACTTATGTGTGCGGAGGTCATCAAATGAGTGTCGATGTCATCGGTGAGAAAGTTCTACTTGCTCAACTGGCAAAACTCGAAAATGCTGTTCAGAAAGACTCTTTAGAGGAAGCCGCAAATGCAGGCGCTAAGATTGTAGTAGAAGCGGCCAAAGAAAATATCTCTGAAGACACTGGTCGCGCCAAAGAAAACATCCATCAAGAGACTTATTCTAAAACTCAAACTAAAGCAGAGGTAGATGTAGCACCGGAATCAAAAGGCGCTTTTTATACGCGGTTTCTTGAGTTCGGCACATCGAAGATGAGTGCCAGGCCGTTTATGCGTCCTGCTATTGACAATAATCAAGATATAGTTGTAGAGAAGATCAAGACAACTCTGGCGGATAAGATCGAGGGTATCGGTGATGGCTCGTGAGCATTGAAGAAACTATTTTTACTCGTTTGTCTACACATGCTGGGCTTGTCGCTTTGGTCGGTGTGCGTATTTATCCGCTTGTTGCTCCTGAAGGAGTAACAAAGCCCTTTGTTATCTATCAAAAAATCTCTACTGGAACGGTACACGCGATGAGTGCAGATCCGTCTTTAGAATCACCTCGTTTCCAGGTATCGGCTTACGGTGATACTTATGCAAGCGCCAAGACAGTTGTCGCACAAATACTTGATGCACTGCGAGACTACACTAATGCAACTATCCAGCGTTCGTTCTATGAGAACTCGTCCGATTTTTATGAGCCGGAAACGTCTCTCTACCACGTTCCTGTTGATTTCGTTGTCTGGCATATCTAGGAGGTAAGATATGGGTTCGTATATATTGAAAAACTGCAAGCTTTACGTGGGCGGTTTTGATTTGAGCGGAGACTTAAATAAGATGGCCGTCGCCTCCGCTGTTGAGAGTAAGGATAAGACGTTCTTTGGTTGCACGACTAAGATCGGCCAGGCCGGAATGTTTGAGAATGGGTTCTCGCACGAGGGCATGTGGCAAGCCGGTGACAGTCCTGATCTAATCGATCATGTTCTGTGGGACAAGATGGGATTATCTGATGAGGTCATGACCGTTTGTCCGACAGACGGCGCGCAAGGTGATCCGGCTTACGTGATGAAAACACTCCAAGCCAACTACGTACCCGAGGGAACAGTCGGCGAGATGTTCAAGTTCAAGGTTGATGGCAAAGGAGACAATCTCATCCGGGCGACTGTCATGGAGACAGGGGCTAAAATAGCCACCTATAATGGTACGGCCCGAAATCTCGGGGCCGTCACGTCTAGCCAAAAATTGTACTGTGCGATACACGTAACAGCGGTTGCGGGGACCACACCGACTCTGAACGTTGTGATCGAATCGGATGACGCTGAAGGGTTTGCATCTCCTGTAACAAGAGCGACTTTTACTCAGGCAACGGCGATCGGCGCGGAGATGCTGGCGGCTGTCGCGGGCCCGATCACGGATACGTGGTGGCGGGCAAAATGCACGATAGGCGGTACGGGTAGTCCGAGCTTTACAATTGTCATTACTGTAGGTATCCAATAGTCGGAAAACAACCAAAAAAATATACGAGAAGGGGCACCTTACAGGTGTCCTTTTTATCGCCCAAAATATGAGATGAGGAGGTTAAAACAATGGCAAGTTTTGTACTGAAAGATGCGAGTGTCGTCTTAAATAGCGTGGACTTAAGCGACCACGTCAAGCAGGTTGAACTTCCGATGGAGATGATGGCACAGGACAACACGGCTATGGGTGCCACGACCAAGCATTCCATTCCAGGACTCAAGGATGCGAAGATTTCCATCACGTTCCTGCAGGATTTTGCGGCCTCTAAGGTAGATGCGACCATATGGCCGCTCTACAACGCCGGTACCAGTTTCACACTGGTAATCAAGCCGACAAGCGCAGCGGTAAGTGCGACCAATCCGTCATTCACGATGACGGTATTCTGCAAGACCTACAATCCGATCTCGGGCAATGTCGGTAGTGTAGCCGACACGAAGGTCGATTTCGAGATCAGTTCCGGCGACGTTGTCAGAGCGACTACATAAGGAGTGAGTAGATATGGCAAAACCGAAATATCTCACCCGCGAGAGTATCCTGGCGGCTGATGATGTCCAGATCGAAGATGTAGAAGTCCCTGAATGGGGTGGGAAGGTCAGGGTTAGGGGTCTTTCCGGTACGGAGCGGGATGCTTTCGAGGCAACCATGCTTGACAACAAATGCAACGTGACAAAGAA